GGCGTCTTTCTACTAAGCCAGTATCCTTCCCCATCCTGACCATAAAAAAGGAACTGAGACGCCTTATAAGGCCGCATAATGATTGGTTTTTATCGCTTGACTATAATGGGGCAGAGGTGCGCACTCTCTTGGCACTTTCAGAACAGGAACAGCCCAGAACGGATGTCCACGATTGGAATATTCACAACATTTTTGAAAATCCAGAAATGGAGCGCGAAGAGGCAAAGACGCTTTTTTTCGCGTGGCTTTATAATCCGGACGCCGATCATATTAAAACTAATTACTATGATCGACAAAAAATACTTGACAAGTACTACGATGGTGAGTATATTAATACTGTATTTGGGAGGCGCATTCAAGTGGAGAACCGCAAGGCATTTAATTACTTAATTCAAAGTACTACGGCAGATCTCGTAATAGAAAGGGCTGTTGCGATTGATGAATTTTTAAAGAATAAGAAATCGTTTATTTCACACATCGTGCATGATGAGATCGTGATTGATTTTTCTGATGAAGAGCGAGACTTGGTTGAGGAGATTAGGAATCTTTTTGCCACCAACAAGCTTGATAGGTTTGTTGTCAATTTAAAAGCTGGCAAAGACTACTATAACCTTGGGACGCTCACGGTATGATTTCTATTATTGGAATTGGAAACGGGGGATCGGCCATAGCTGCCAAGTTCAGTGAATTACCACAATATAATGTTTATCTCTTAAATGATAAAATCGAAAAATCAGCCGGCAAAAAACGGAAGCTGAAAAAATTTGAAAACCCCGAAGAGTATGAAAAAAACATCCCGGCCCTAAAAAAGTTTTTCTCCAAGATTGATGATCATGTTCAAGTATTTATAGTGGGTTCGTCCTACAGTTCGAATTATGCTCTTGGGATTTTAGAACAAATCAAAGACAAAAAAATAGATATTTATTATATCAAACCAGATATTACATTGTTAACCGGCACCCCCCGACTCATCGAACGAGCGGTTTTCGGAATATTACAGGAATATGCGCGCTCAGGAGTATTCAATTCTATTACTTTAATTTCAAACAAGAATCTTGAAGAAGCACTTGAGAGGGTGCCTATTAAGAAGTTTTATGATCATTTAAATTCTTCAATTTCATCGGCTGTGCATTATCTTAATTATTTTTCTCACAACGAGCCTGAAATCGGAATTGTGGCAGCCCCATTAGAGCACGCACGCATCCGCACCATCGGCCTTTTGGAACCAAAAAATATTCAGGAAAAATGGCTTTTCGACCTTGACATACCCCGTCAGATATGTTATTATTTATGTATCAATAAAGAGAAATTAGAGAGCGACGGTGGTTTACACAAAAAGATAGTAGACGCCTTAAAGGAGAAGCCAAGAAATGCTTTTCAAAATGTTTCATATGCAATTTATGAGACGGAATATGGTAAAGATTTTGGGTTTGTCGTAGCCTATACAAATGCGATACAGCAACAAAAAACTCTTGACATGTTAGATTAAGAGTGATACATTAGATATCAAGGAAAGCTTGATATACTTTAACAACAAAACAAGGAGAAAAAACTAATGTCAATCAATATGGAACTAATGAAAAAGAAGCTCGCTCAATTACGCGGCGAGTATGATAAGGAGCAATCAGCTTGGTTTAGACCCGATGAGGGCGATCAAGATATCCGGATTGTGCCAAGTACAGACGGGGATCCGCTAAAAGAGGTACACTTCCACTATAATGTGGGTGATCACAGAGGCGGCATCATGTGCCCCAAGCGTAATTATGGGGAGGAGTGTCCAATTTGTGAATTTGCTTCTGCTTTATGGCGCGAAGGTGTAGACAAGAACGATGAAGAGAGCAAGAAGCTGGCTAAGTCCCTATTTGTTCGTGCACGATACTTCTCTCCTGTGGTCATCCGTGGCCGCGAGGCCGAAGGAATTAAGGTGTATGGCTATGGTAAGCGTGCCTACGAAAATCTTTTGGGCTATATCTTGGATCCTGATTACGGCGATATCACCGATGCTCTAGAGGGAACCGATATTGCGCTCACTTATACTAAACCAACGACGCCGGGGGCATATCCACAAACAAGTTTAAAGATGCGGCGCAACACTTCCCCGCTTCTGGAGGATACGGATGCTATCGCTGCCCTCCTTGATAGCATGCCTGATATCGACGCTCTATTTGAGCGCAACACTCCGGATGAGGTGAATGCAATTCTTGATGAACAGCTTGCAAACGCCGGAAGTGCCGAAGAACGTTCGACGGAAACCACCAAATATAACAGCGGTAAGAGCGAGGTGGACCGAGCGTTTGATGAGCTGATGACTAATAAGTAATCAGCCTATGCGGAGCCGATGGCACCCCGGCCTGGAAAATAGGGTGCCGCATTTTTATAGGAGAGCACATGGCAAGGAAAGCCAAAGAAGCAAAGGCTGGTAGAGTTTCGCTACAAGATCTAATGAGTCTTGTTAACAAGAAGGCCGGCCGCAATGTCGCACATGATCTTACAGGAGAGAATCCTACAGAGGTTAAAGAATGGATTCCAACTGGTTCACGCTGGCTTGATTCTATTGTTTGCCGCGGCAAAGTAGCCGGTATCCCCGTCGGGAAGGTCTCAGAATTGGCCGGCTTAGAGAGCACGGGCAAGTCTTACATGGCCGCACAAATAGCGGCAAACGCCCAGAAAACGGGCAAGATGATTGTTTATTTTGATTCTGAGTCTGCTATCGACCCAAACTTTTTGGAGCGAGCAGGATGCGACCTAGGGCGATTAATGTATGTTCAAGCGTCCTCTGTGGAGTTTGTGTTAGAGACAGTGGAAGAACTCTTGGGAGCGACCGATGAACAACTTGTATTTATTTGGGATTCTCTCGCTCTCACGCCCTCCGTGTCTGATGTAGAGGGAGATTTTAATCCCCAATCTTCGATGGCTGTAAAGGCGCGCATTTTGGCTAAGGGAATGTCCAAGTTGATCATTCCGATTGCCGACAAGCAAGCAACTTTCATTGTCCTCAATCAGCTTAAGACAAACATCCCCAGCGGCCCCAACGCTCGCATTATTGCAATGACGACACCATATATGACCCCGGGCGGAAAGGCGATGCATTATTCTTATTCCCTGCGAATCTGGCTCACCGGTCGCAAAGCCAAAGCCTCCTTCATCGAAGACGATAAGGGCTTTCGCATCGGATCAGAGGTTAAGGTAAAGCTGGAGAAGTCTCGTTTTGGGACGCAGGGTAGAACCTGCGCCTTCCGCATCCTGTGGGGTACCGAAAATGTCGGCATTCGTGATGAAGAATCTTGGTTTGATGCCATCAAGGGTTCTGAGCGTATGAACAGTGCCGGCGCATGGTATACTCTGAGAATGGAAGATGGATACGAAAAGAAATTTCAGCCATCGAAATGGGCCGAATTAGTACAATCTGACGAAGAGTTTAGGAAGAACATTTTAAAGCTTATGGACGAAGAAGTTATCCAGAAGTTTGATAGACGAGAAGGATCTGCAGATCAATTTTACTCAGATCCCGAATAAAAAACGCTTGACAGCCCTTTCATGATGCGCTATACTGAAGTATAAGCTTGTGGGAGGGCTTCATGTCTACGATAGCAAGGGAATATAAGTCGGATTATGGCGCCGAGAGATTCCATCACTATTCTGGTAAAACACGGCGCTATATGGAGCTAGCTAAGCGGATGGCACATCAATCGTCGTTTCCTGATTATCGCCATGGTGCTGTGCTTGTGAAAGGCTCCGTCCGGAATGTATCCTTCAATAAGGATAATTACTGTTCATTTGGGTCGAGATTCCAAAAAGAGCATCAAGGCAGAACAACGCTCCACGCAGAGCTAGGCGCCGTCCTGGGCATGGATCGCAGTATCACCGAGGGTTCCACCATCTATGTTGCTAGAGTGGGAAGAGAGGGCAATTATAAGCTTTCCAAGCCCTGCCTCATGTGTCATGAAGCCCTTAAGCATGTTGGCGTAAAACGCGTCGTCTATACGATTGATAATAAAATAGCAGGAAGTTATAAACTATGAAAAGAGTATTGATTATTGACGCTCTCAATATGTTTTTGAGAGCATATATTGTTGATCCGAGTCTGTCCATGAATGGGGAGCCCATCGGTGGTTTCAAGGGATCTCTTAAGATTCTTCAAAAGCTTGTTCGTATGACCAAGCCGAATGAAGTAGTGATTGTTTGGGATGGTCCAAATGGTTCGCGCAAGCGCCGAGCCATCGATAAGAACTATAAGGCCGGCCGGAAGCCGATTCGTCTAAATCGCAATGTGAAGGCACTTAGCCAAGATGAAGAA